GGGATCGAACACGGTTGAATACCGGAAAGGACTGGTACAGAGAATCACGATAGAGCGCGTCGAGGAAATCGAGTCAATGCAGTGGACGGCTAAGTGGTCCGTCGAGTACTTGCAGCGGATCAAGAAAGTCATGAACAAAAAGGCTCGCAGGTTGGAGCGTCGGATTGAAATGAAACGGGAGGCGGCTTGAATGAGCTTTCACTCTTTACCGGGGCTGGAGGTGGATTGCTTGGAACCCATCTGCTTGGGTGGAAACCTGTCGGATATGTCGAATGGAACGACTACTGCCAGCGAGTCATCGCAGCGCGCATCCGAGACGGCATCCTGCCTGCCGCTCCAATCTTCACTGACGTGCGTCAGTTCGCACAGTCCGGTGCAGCCGACCAATACCGAGGAATTGCTGACGTGGTTACAGCAGGTTTCCCCTGCCAGCCGTTTTCACTCGGAGGAAAGCAACTCGGCGAAGCTGACGAGCGAAACATGTGGCCCGCAACGGCAGATGTCATTCGCCATGTTCGACCGCGATTCGTGCTCTTGGAGAACGTCACAGGCCTCATTGTTTCTGGATACATCGGAACAGTCCTCGGTGACCTGGCCGCGATGGGGCTTGATGCGCGATGGGGAGTGCTGGGAGGTAACCACATTGGAGCCGCCCAGCGTCGAGAACGAGTCTGGATACTTGCCCACGCCAAGGGCGAGCGTCGGAACGCACGGAATCTGCTGGAAGCGCGCGAAGAGCGGCGACCATCGCAGCCAGATCGAAGATTACCTCGCCTGGTTAAGCCTCAATCATGGCGGCCAAGTAGTTTCGGGGCGCACAGTGAATGCGGACTTCCAGGATTGGCTGATGGTGTGGCCGCCAGCGTGGACCGACTTAAAGCCTCTGGGAATGGACAAATTCCAAGCGTGGCTGCGGCAGCATTCACCCTACTCTCAAATGAATGACAAGGAGGCAGCATGACAGATTGCTACTACGATGCCCTGCGCCAATCGGGCGACTATCCCCGCAAAGGATATGGCTACCTGACGGAGGATGAAAAGCGAATCGAGATTTCGCGCAAGGTCAATACTGGCTGGCGTTTGCCATGGGTTATTAAGGAGGCAAAGCGGATGGGAATTCCTGTGCCGGAGGCGGCATGACCAAACCCCAAAGATACGGCGTTTCATCGATGCCCTGCGAAAGCGGGCTTTATGTCCTGCATAAGGACTATCTAGCCCTCATCGAGCGCTGCGCAGACATTGCAGAGTGTTACGACATGGGAACGATTGAAGGCCACGAGATCGCCGGCCTTATCCGGGCGCTGAAGGAACAATCATGATCAATCTAGGCGTTCTTCTAGTCGGCTTTATCTTGGGCATCTTCGCTCTCGGCCTGCTGATCTTTCTAGTCATCCTCCACCGCCCCCGCTACGAAGCACCGACACTCAGCAGGAGGAGGAATCGGGATAGGGTTCCGGAAGTAGTCGCGCCGGAGCGGGAATTGCCGCCGGAGCCTATTTACATGTATGGCGTTACGGGGCTCGAAGAATGATCGCAACATGCTGATTGACAACCTACTAAAACTGGTACATGTAGTACTTTTCCAGTAAAATAGGACTACATATAGTTGTTCATCGAAGTCAATCAATTTATCGCTGCGGGGTTCGCCATGAGTGCTGCAAACTGGGTTGATTTTGAATTGCGAAACTGGGCGCGATGGGCCAATTCCGGGCCTGACGATTGCCCGGTTTTGCCGGGCAGTTTCCTCGAAAGCTGGATCATTCCGGAGCCACTTGCTGGCGGGGACGATGGTCGGCCGCCGCCCATCCATGAGGACAATGCCAAGCGCGTGCAAAAGGTATTCGACGTGGCCATCACCATCGAGCGGAAGGTATTGCAGGCCGAATACCTTTCGCCGTGGAAGTATGGGCGGTTCAAGGGTACTGCCGCTGCGGCGCGTGCGCTGGAGATTAGCAAGCCATCGTATGAGACGATTTTGACGGCGGTGAAGCGACGTGTCGAGCAGGTGTTCTCTTGAAGTACGCCAAAGAGACTATGGACTTGCTGGCTGCATTTCCGGGCCGTAGATTCCGCATGGTCCATATCGTCAATTCCATTTGCGGAAAGAACGCTTCAATCAAGGAGAAGAAGCAGGTTCGTATGGGTGTATGGCGCGTTCTCAAAATGCTAGAGGAGTCCGGGCATATCGATGTTGAAGCGCAGGAAGGCCGAGGCGCATCAGCTCAATATGCCTGGAAGGCCTTTGATGCAGATCCAAAAGTGTTACATGAGAATTCGCAAAGTGCATCTAGATGCGCTACATTTGGGCCTGAAGACGTGCGCCCGCACGAAACGCAACCCGCCTAGAGCGGGTTTTTCTTTTGGTGCTGCCATGTCGTCCATTACCTTCCAATCGCGCACCTACGGGCTCGATCCGGCGAAGGCATTGGAGCAGAAGCAAGCCGCCGAGGCGCGCCAAGCCAAGCGCCCCATTCTCTCGCTAAAATTGCGAGATGAGAATGGTTGGAGCCCGGCTCGCCAAGCAGCAGAACAACTTTTCGATCTCCCGCCGCACCGAAGCAGGTCTAACGGTGCTTGACACGCAATGTGTCTCGACCCGGGAGTATGCCGGGAAGAATTCAGAGAAAGCAATGGAAGCACAACAACTAATCGACAGCATCGAACAGGACATTCAGCGCATGCGAATAGACGAAGCGCTGAAGGCATCGCTTGTGGCGAGGCTGGACAAGTTGCGCCGATCGGCTGAGTTGGACAGTCAATCGGCGCTTTAGATCGCAATTATCTGGCTTTGAGCATCGCATCCGCCCACATATAGGCGACTTTTGCGTAGCCGTCGTACGGATTCTGCATTGGCTTCGCTTCTGCCTGTTGCTTAGTAACGATGGCGGACAGTGCTTGGCCTGCGAAATAGTCACGCAGGGTCATGCCTGGTGACCCCGATGGGTGTTTCTGGTTTCCAAGCGGAGTTTCGGGAACTGGGAAGGCGGGACCGCCGTTGTCGGACATCTCTAGTCTCCTTAAGTTTGGGAGATTAAATCCTACAACTTCACCATATTGATGTGGGCTTATTTCGCTTCCGCCGCCAGTGCAGGTCGGCTGCACAGTGTTAGACGGGCGACGGAAGCGCCTGATGTAGCCGGAAAGCTACGCGGATCGGCCAAAGCGCTGATTCGGTAGCCTGAGGGCATCTTCATGCATGGCGATTGGCTCATACCGGTGTAACTCCGGGTATCAAATCGGGTTGTGCACAAATCCGAATTGAGTTGACGATCGTTCTGGTCAGCCGCCAGCCATGAGGGTGAAACAGAGTCGGTCGCGCGTCCCGATAGGGAGCCATGGCGCTATGCGGACCGAGCGCGGTAATCCTCGCCTTCCCCTTCTCGTCATCTGATGAGATTGCCGCCTAGAGCGGCTTTTTTATTTGAGTGCGCCGATGGCATCGCGAAAGAAAGCCGACCCCGTCGAGCGTACAGAGATTTGCAAGAACTGCCGAGCTGTTCACTGCACCCGCACCGAAGGCATGCATTGCAGGCGCTTTCCGCCAGTTTTCGTGTATGACCCAGCGACGGGTGTATCCAGCGCACAGTGGCCGGAAATCAACCCGGACGACTGGTGTCTCGAGTTCAAAGCACAATTAAGTTCGTAAGGGGAAACCGTGGATATTCGCGAGCTGAAGAAAGCCGTTAAGGAGCATGGCGGGGTCCGTGCTGCGGCTCGCGAGCTCGGAATCCCGGAATCCACTCTCCGCGGCAAGATCAAGGTTCCGTTGTCGGAGAATGAACGTAAGTTCCGCAACGATTGGACAGCTGAAGACTGCATCAACGAACTTCAGCGCATCGCCAAGATCGACGAAGACAAGGTAATTAGCCGGAACTACTTCCGTGTGCATTCGGACATCTCCGAGTCCACATGGAATAGGCACTTCGGTACGTTCCACGAGTTCAAGCGTCAGGCCGGTATCGTCCTGTCGCGCCACGCGCACGGGCTAGAGCGGGCAATCGCCAAGCACGCCAGCAAGGACGTGCAGCGCCGCATGAACGTTGAGAAGTCGGGATGGGAAGACGCATATCTACGTCCCAGCTCGAAGCGCTTCCAGACTGTTCTGGTCGCCTCAGACATCCACGACATCGAGTGCGATCCTTTCTGGCGCCGCTGCTTCATTGACACGGCGAAGCGCGTCCAGCCTGAGAAGGTCGTCATCAACGGCGACGCGCTGGATCTCCCTGAGTTCGGCAAGTACGGCGTCGACCCGCGCGAGTGGGATGTGATCGGCCGCATCAAGTGGCTGCATGCGTTCCTGAACGACATCCGCGTCGCCTGCCCGGAAACGGAGATCATCTACATCGAGGGCAACCACGAAGCGCGCCTGATTCGCCACCTCGGCGAGGCAACGCCCGCGCTGAAGGTTGTTCTGTCGGATCTGCACGGCTTCACGGTGCCGAAACTGTTGGGCCTTGATGCCTACCAGGTGAACTACATCGCTCGGATGGACCTCGCCGCGTTCAGTGAGCGCGACATGGAGCAGGAGTTGGCGAAGAATTATCACGTCATGTATGACTGCCTGATGGCTCATCACTTTCCAGAAGGCCGGAACATGGGCGTACCTGGCTTCAATGGGCACCACCACAAGCATATCGTGTGGCCGTTCTACTCGCCGCAGTTCGGCTCAAGCGAATGGCACCAGCTAGGATGCGGCCACGCCCGCGCGGCGACGTACTGTGCCGGCGAGAAGTGGGCGCTGGGATTCATGCTGTGTCACGTCGACACCGAGAAAAAGCACACGCAATTCGAGTATGTGGAGTTGCGGGATCACGCGATGATCGGTGGGCGGTTCTACGAACGCAATGACTCAGAAATGATGGGCTCGTGAGTGGATTCCTCCGATGCGCCGCGCCCTTGAGAGAAATGAATGCCTCGCAAGAAGCCAGAAAACATCGGGAACGTTGCGCCACTCAGGCCAATGCCGCCCGATTCGCTGTTCGAGGCTAGTAATTGGACGCGCCATTTCATTCCGGCCGATGGCGCTCACGATTGGGTGATGGACACCTTCCTTCGCCTAGGGTCTCCGCTTCACAACGAGGATCACGAGCATCTGCGCTTCGCCGACCTCGCGTTCCTTTGGGCAGCCACCGAGAACAAGCGGCAAATGCGCCGCGTCATTGGGCAATGCGAAGAAGTGACGTTCCGGTGTGGCGCCTGGCAGAAGGGACGCCAAGAGCAGCAGATGGAAGAATGGTTCGGCCGTGTGCCGGACTACCTCATCACACTGGATGCCAATTACTGCCGCGAGTGCTCCGATGCTGAGTTCTGCGCGCTGGTTGAACATGAGATGTATCACCTGGCGCACAGGCTGGATGAGTTCGGCGCTCCTGCTTTCACCAAGGACGGCCAGCCGAAGATCGGAATCCAATCGCACGACGTCGAGGAATTCATCGGCGTGGTTCGCCGCTACGGCGTGGGCTCGCCTGATAGCAGCGTTGCGAAGATGGTGAGAGCCGCGAATCAGGCTCCGGAAATCAGCCGGGTCAACATCGCTCATGCCTGTGGAACCTGCAATCTCAAGGTCGCATGAGTTTTACCACCGACTTACGGAATGAAATATGGCAACGCTCACGGAGGACGTGAAAGCGTTCATCGTGCAAGCGTTGGCATGCTTTGACACCCCTACACAGGTTTCTGAGGCGGTTAAGGAGGAATTCGGGTTGGAAGTGACGCGGCAACAGGTCGCCGCTTACGATCCGACGAAGCGCACAACGCGCAACCTGGCCAAGAAATGGCGCGAAATATTCCACGCTACGCGTAAGTCGTTTCTCGAAGAGACGGCATCCATTCCGATTGCCAACCAGTCTTTCCGGCTGAAAGCGCTTCAGCGGATGTACGAAAGGACGTCAAGCCGCGGCAACTACGGCATGGCGGCGCAGCTAATCGAGCAGGCGGCCAAGGAAGCAGGCGGCATGTTCGTCAATCGTCTTAAGGGCGAATCGGACGATCGGGAGCCGCCGACGCCGCAGTCATTCACATACACCGTGCAGGACGCGCGACGCCCGACCGGTAATGCCGATGAGAGCGATTAACCCGACACTAAATGTCCCGCAGGCTGAATTCCTGCAGATGCCGCACAAGTTCCGCGCCTATGTGGCCGGATTCGGATCTGGCAAGACATGGGTCGGTTGTACAAGCATCTGTGAGCACTTCTGGCGCTGGCCCGGCATCAACCAGGGCTATTTCGCGCCGACCTACCCGCAGATTCGCGACATTTTCTATCCGACGATAGAGGAAGTCGCCGCAGTCATGGGTTTGCGGGTCAAGATCAACCAAGGCAATCACGAGGCCCACGTCTACGAAGGCAGGAAATACCGCGGCACGGTGATTTGCCGGTCGATGGAGAAGCCCGAGACGATCGTCGGCTTCAAGATCGGCCACGCGCTGATCGATGAGTTGGACGTGATGGCGCTGAAGAAGGCTCAAACGGCGTGGCGCAAGATCATCGCGCGGATGCGCTACAAGGTGCCGGGTCTGCTCAACGGCATCGATGTCACGACGACGCCAGAAGGATTCAAGTTCGTATACCAGCAGTTTGTTAAGGCTGTCCGCGAAAAGCCCAGTCTGGCATCGCTGTATGGCCTGATCCAGGCGAGCACATACGACAATGAACTGAACCTGCCTGACGACTACATTTCGTCGCTGTTTGAGTCATACCCGCCACAACTAATTTCTGCGTACCTACGCGGCCAGTTCGTGAACCTCGCGAGCGGCAGCATCTATGCAGACTTCGACCGCATCAAGAATCACACGAACGAAATCATCGCCCCGAAAGAGACGCTACACGTCGGTATGGACTTCAACGTCCTGAACATGACGGCGACGATCAACGTCATTCGCGACGGCCTGCCTCGCACTCTGCAAGAGCGCGCAAAGGTTCGCGACACGCCGGCAATGGCGAAGATCCTGAAAGAGGACTTCGTCAACGCTGGACACGCTGTCGTCATTTATCCGGACGCATCCGGCGGCAACACGAGCACCAAGAACGCCAGCGAATCGGACCTATCGATTCTCAAGCAGGCTGGCTTCAAGGTCGAGGTGAATTCGGCAAACCCTGCTGTCAAGGATCGTGTCAACGCATACAACGCGCTGATCCTGAACGGGACTGGCGAGCGACGATTCCTGATCAACACGGACGCATGCCCGGTCACGACTGAAGCGCTCGAGCAACAAGTCTGGGGCGAGGATGGGCAGCCGGACAAGAAGACGGGCCACGACCATCCGAACGATGCGAACGGCTATTTCCTCGTCAAGCGCTGGCCGATCGTCAAGCGCACCACCACCGTAACCAGCTTCAACGCCTGAGCCAATTCCGCATGACATCGACCGTCCGAGACCAAACACCAGCAGTGGAAGCGATGTCGGAGGACTATCCGATCATCACTGCGCTGCTCGGCGGCACGACGGCCATGCGCAAGGCTGGCAAGACGCATTTGCCGCAGTGGCCGAACGAAACCAGTGATTCATACGACAATCGCCTGAAGACTGCGACGCTGTTTCCTGCTTTCGGCCGCACATGCGAAGTCCTGACTGGCAAGCCATTCTCCAAGCCGATCAC